CTTGTCTGAGCTTTAGTCTTTGGCTGTTGCCTCTCTCTAACATAGCCAAAGCCTCTTCACAACAGGCCTTCTTGACTATATCAGACACTTCCTGCTCACAATACCAGCTTTCCTTATGGTCATACTCGGGCAGGTTACCAATAACCTCCGCGTGAGACAAAGGATTGACAGGATAACAGCGTGGAAATTGGAATTTTTGGGTTTCTACCTTTTTCTTACCCTTGTACCGTTTACGGTTGAGAGAGGCTGTAGCCATAATCAAGGCTTTGGCCTTATCGTCATCAGGAGCACTATCCCAATCAGATGTAAAAAGCCTACCTCCAAAATAGTCTACAGCCTCTTCCAAGGTCAGGTAAGAATTTGTGCCTACCGCAATTTCAACGGGCACGTTTCCACCCCCTGACTTATACTATAATATAAGCATCAACTATGTTGCCATTTAAGGCAGAGCTAAGGTCAATAGTGTTGGACTCTATGGCTGTACCGCTAACAGTCATAGTTGCCGGTGTTGCCTCTACCGCGTTGTTAAGGAAGGTATCCAATAAAATACCGTGAGACATCTTAAAGGGCAGTCCTATCTTGTCTCCAAAGCCTATAGTTACAGTAACTCCCGCACCGTCCATGGCAGGAATCTCTACCTTGGTAACCGTCTTAAAAGCCTTGTCGCTTTCAACAGTTCCTGCAGTATCCAGAGTAAAGGCATCTAGCTCTTCACTGATGGCTTCATCAAGATAGTTTGTACCATAGACTTTCACCTTTACAGCTTTGATGCTGCCAGTAGTACCGCCAGCAGTAGCTGTAATGCTTCTAGGCACAGGAGGGGCAGTAAACCCATCATTGACTGTAACCACTACATCTGCACTACAGGTTATTGCGGCATGTACTCCGTCAGCGTCAGCAGCTACAGCACCAGCCTCGGATACCTGAAAATGAGCTATAAAAGCTCTATCTACAGCTACACCAGGAACACTAGTTTGCATATTCTGACCTAGTGTTGGGTTAAATGGATAAAATCCACCCATTTTATTACCTCCCTTTTCATGCTAATCCGAAATATTTACAAGCAAATTCGTGCGTTTATATTCCCCGGTGAACTACCGCCCACTTAGAAATTTTTAGACAGTTTTTAGCTTGTAATTTTTACGGTACTAATACCGCAAAAGGATAACGGCTTGCTTCATTGGGATTTTGCAGGTTGATAGGGTTTGGTACCTGCCAAGCTAACCGCATTACACAACGCAGAGCAACCATATCCTGCTGAGCCAAGTTATATACAATAGCCCCAGTATTATCCTGGATAACTGCCTCGGTCAAGATTTTATAAGTAATGTCTTGACGCATGGCGTATACGGCTTGGTTGAAAGCACCAGAAATCTGGTAGGCAGAGGCTGCTGTAAAGGCAGCGTTATTCACAAAGTACATGGGCTCTCCATCCAGCTGATAGGTAGTCTTTTCACCCATACCCTTCACAAATATTGGCACACCATTAGCATCCCGTAACCCCCGAAGTTTGGCCTTCATGGTATTTATGGCTATGTGTCCGGTTACTACAAAACCATCATCCTCAACCAGAGACAGGATACCATCCTCACCCATGATATCATCATAGATGTCTTCGCCAGAACCTAGTTTAACAACGGAGCCAGCTTTAGTAGCTCCCGTCAAGATAGCATCCGGCCAAGAAGCAGGTTTATTGGTACCTACCAATACAGCAGCATCAATAACGGCTCCAAACGCTTCCATAATTCTGGGTTTTACTTCGCCCCAGATATCATAATTAGCGTCATCCAGGACAGCTTCAGGGATAGGTACAATACAGGCAATCTCTTCAGCATCCAAGAATTTGTTGCCCCAATCCATTTCAGCAGTTTGCTTCAGGCCAGTATCCCCAGATACAAAATAAGCTGTGGGAAGGGAAGACAATACAGGGATGCGCTGTTGAGCTCGGGACATATTGGGAAGTCTACGTAACAGCTGCATACAAGCAGAGCTGGTTACAACTCCCTGGATAATTTCACGGCTGACCTCTTCTGGAATCAGCGCAGCAGCATCGTTTCTTGTAATAATTCCATCATACGGCATAATATAATACCTCCTTCTTGTTTATCGCCCTATCGCCCCACGAATAAAGCTATTCATGCTAGCGGCAGCGGCACCTTCGTTTGATGTTGATCCAGCTGGGTTAGATGAAGTGCCTACAGTTCCACCCTCCCCAAACAGATAAGCATCGGACTCTTTGAGAGTCTTGATTTGGTCATCGAGACCAAGCAACTTTTCACCGTCCAGCTTGATATTCTCCAGGTTCAATAACGCCCTGACTGCTTTGGGATTTTTTGCTTTGTTTGAAGATAAGGCTCTTTCCAGAGCATGGTCTAGCTGAAGCTGTTGTACTTTAGTCTCGTACTGGGTAGTTGTCTCCTTGTTCTCAGCTTGGAGTCTTTCAACTTCCTTTTGGAGAGCCTCACTACCAGCAGCTTTAGACTTGAGCTGTTCCAGCTGTTCGTCCCTGGCTTTTAGCTGGCTTTTCAGGTCTTTGACCTCTTCTGTATACTTGGCTCTAGGTATGTAGCTACCATCGTTAACAACGGCCAGCTCATTAGTACCAATAGCCTCTCCAATCTGGTCGGTATACAGATTTCCCAACAACTTCTTCAATACTTCTTTCGACATTCTCTCAACCTCCTATTTTTTAGGCTGGCAATCCTCCAGCTTGAGTTATCGTGTTCTTTAGGCTCTTCACCGTTAAAAAGAGCTGGTCAACCCCTAGTATTGACAAAATATCACAAATCTACCTTTTTCCTTCTTGATATCAGTTATCTTCATTTTAATATTTCTCTTCAGTAACACTTCATCTTCGATACTTACCTGACTAATCTTAGAAATATCTACCCCTACTGAGTTTGAAGTTGTAATAATACGCATTTCTACATTATCTACATACTGAGGTAGTAAAGTCTTGCTGGTACTGGTATAAGCCTTATCCGAATAGGTTTTACCCACCAGTTTTCTCTTTAATAACTCTACATTATCGTCAGAAATCTTCAGCTTAGGGTTGACAAAGCCCGCCTCTGCTGATTTAAGGACTGTTTCTAGGTCTGTGCCTCTGTACAGGATAATACCTGGTTTTAGATTGGAGTTTTTATCAATAAAGGAATCTATGTTGTCTACAAAATTTTGAGCTACTTTTTTATCTATAGCTTGGCCAGTACGCAAATACCCATTTATTCCTCGGTAACTAGCAGATGTATATTCTTTTACAGAATCTATTTCTTTCTGTGTAGCTAATGAATTTTTACTCAAGGCAGCTATCTCAGCGTCAAGGTCAACGTGCATACCATAAGCATGCCTACATCTAGGGTGAAATAGTCCAGCAGCCTTGGCTTCTTCTAAGGTTGGATAGCCCTTTGTTTTACCAGTCAGCGATAGTATCTTACCCTCCCAAGGTCTGCAGAGTTCACATTCTCCTGGGTGATCGCTAATCTTGATTAAGTCCCCGCCGTTTTCCAAGATACGGTTCTTTGTACCTTCCAGTTGTGCTTCCATAGTTGTTGTAATAGCTACCATTTCAGTGTAAGACCGCATATTCCATTTACGTCCAAGTTTATCCTGAAACCCAGTTATACCCTTGTCAGCCAGGTCTTGTCGATACCTCTTGGCTACCTGTTTCCAAGTATCATAACCAGCTACAGTCCCAGTAACCTTCTCCAGAGCCAAGGTTCTGTACACGTCATCAACCCTTCGCCCTATATAGGTAGTCATGTCTTCCAATCTTCCATAAGAGCTTTCTGCTAAAATCTTCATAGCTTGCTGGTGAATATCACCAAAAGCTCCCTTACCAGCTCCAAAAGCATATACTCTAGGGATAGACTTTTCACACCAGCCCTTTGAGCCCTTGCGTAAGTCAGCTAGAATGGCCTGACTATTCTTCTTTAAGCCAACTAAATACTCTGTTTGGTTACCTCTTAACAAAGCAGTATTAATACGCTCAAGCAAGTCTTTTTCAGCTTTCTCATACATCCTTATAAGTTTTTGAGCTTCTAAGTCTGTAATATCAGGCATTTTACCAACTCCTTATAGAGAGGCAGGGCGGGGGTAGCCCTGCCTCTGTATAGGTAATCACTCCTCAACAACTGGTGTTATCTCTGGAGTCTCTGGCCTATCAGCTTTAATCTTATCCAGCTCTTCCTGGAGAGCTTTACCCCTAATACCGTAAGTACGCTTAACACTGCTCTCAAGGCTGGTAATTCCAGTACCGTAAGCTGTTGTCTCATTCTGTATAGTTTCAGTATTGTCCTCTGGCAACCCATCGTTCCATTCAATACCCAAGCTCTCAATCTTTACGGAGCCTGTCATACCCTGGGCTACCTCCAGCTCGGAGGCAATTTTAATTATCTCTCTCAAGCCAGGGTCAAAATTCATGCGTATTCTAGCTGCTTTAGCCAAAGGAGCCATCATCAGCCTTTTCAAAGCAGACCCAGACTCAGCTAGTCCAGCCTTCATTTCTCCAAAGCAAGCTGCGCTAGTCTCAGACAACATAAACAACTGACTCATAAGCAGCTCTATCTGTCTGAAGGCAGCTTCCAACTGACCCTCCCATACAACATAACCAGGAATTTGGTCTCCTTCAGATATAGGGAAGTACTTGCCGCCGCCCTTGAAGGTTGCTTGGCCTGTCTTTGGATCTTCTTCAAGAGCTGTGTCAGGCCCATACATATTTGGGTCAGAATGCTTGTCCAAAACTCGGCTTATTTGAGCCAGTCTTGTCTCTATTTCTTGTATAATGCTGTCTAAGTCGGTATAGTCATCAAGACCCATAATACTGTCTGTAGTGGCTATATTACTGACTACTACAACAGGCATTGCCTTTATTCCTGTAGCTACCACAGCATCCTTCTCTACCTGGCTTCCTATCCTTTCACCGTTCATCATATACAACCTAGTAGTGATTTTACCAGGTTCATGAATCTCACACTTCAGGTACTTGTTCTTGCGAGCACCCAGGCCTATCCTTAAAGATTCTGTCTTTTCAAAAGTCCAGGCGAACACATGACAGACTATCTCCTTGGCATTATCTGGGTTAAATACAGGGAACCAATACTCAGGCGGTTGGCCCTCTATAACAGCTTTAGTCCCATCATATCTGGTCTTAAATACACCATGTCCAAACCTGGATATATCAATAGCTACCTCATAAGCTGTATTCAGCAACTTGTTGTCTATGTACCTATCTATAACAGCTTGCTCTGGACTTTCTGGCTTTCCAGCAGATATGTATGGCGGTTCGCTCAAGAGAAGGTCAGCCCACAACAAGGTCAAGCGTTTGTTCCAGTTTAGGATTAGCTTCAGGATAGCTTTTTGGTCTTCACGCAATATCCTGACCCAGTCCTTGAACACCTTGTCATGACTACCCTTGAACAACAGCTTGTTATCCCTGTACAGTTTCAATCTTTCTGTCTCGCTCACAGGAGGCCATTGCTGTCCTGTAGCTAGAAAGTCCAGAGAAGTTAACATAATTACCACCCCTTTGGTTTGCTAGTAATTTTCTTGGTTCTCTTCATGTCTCCCTCACAGGCGTATCTGGTAGCGTCAATACTATGGTTATCTTTGTCTTCCAGCTTACTCCTGATATTACCATCTTTATCCACTTGGTAATCTATATTCTCAAACTCTCTTGCTGTATTAGGACATCTGACAGGATCAATTACAATCTCTTCCAAGTCATCCAGCCATTTCTCCCCGTACTCTACTGACCCTGGCCCTTTCCTGGCTCCTTTGACCTTTAACCCATAATCCTTCATCTCAGCGATACTCTTGGGCTCAGCTGAGTCAGCTGTTATCAAGATGTCTTGCCAGCCTTTTTCCTTTATAATTACAGCAGCCTCCCGATTGCTGAGCTTGACTCCATATACTTCACCAAATATATACAGCTTTCTGCGCTTCAAGTCCAGGTTCTCTCTAACCAGAGAGAAGGGGTCAATAGCATAACCCCAGTCAATTCCTTGACGTATGTTATCAAATCTGGCTATCTCTGCATCTGTTATAGGCCTGAAGGTTAGGTTATCAAAAGGTACAACCCCACCACCAATAGGCTTACCCAAGTAAATCCAGTCGTACTTGTGTTTGTTAGCTTTCCTAACATTCTCTACTTCTTCCAGGAAAGCCTCAGAGCAGTAAGGGTTGTCTCTGTAATCGCTATGGTGAACATATGTATTCTCTGGAATAAACTTGGTATTGTACTTTTTGTTAACCCAATTCTGTTTCCTTTTGGGGGGGTTGTAACTGAAGAATATGCTGTACTTTAGTCCTTTGGGAAGTTTAGCCCTGAGTATAGAGTTGACTATTACATCAATCTCTTCCTCAGTCTTGAACTCTGGTAATTCCTCTACCCACAGGATAGATATTGGGTACTTGGAAGTCTTGATAGACTTTATTTTCTGAGGCTCATCCCCACCCCTGAATATTATCCGGTTACCTCTTGGTAAATATATCAGGCTCAAAGGGCTTTTAGTAGCTTTCCAGTAGGGCCCAACCTCTAGGTAGTCAATAGCCCAGATAAGCTGCTCATAAACAGATTCACTCAGTGTGGTTCCTACTTTTCTTATAACCAAAGCATTAGTGGGATTCTTCATCAGCTCGTATATGATGCGAACACTAATATGGGTGGACTTACTGCTATTCCGTCCACCCTTTAAGACCTTATATAAGTATTTGTCATCGTTACAAACCTTCCAGAAATCTGTAAAAGCTGGTAAAACCTTCTCAGACAGCATAACCTGTTTCATTTTATATCATCTACAATCTGTACCTGAAGTTCAGCATTAACCTTCATGTTATCTGTGAACATTCCTAAATGTCTACCCAGAAGCTCCAGGGCTTTCAACTTGTCATGCAACTTGACTTTCCTGGTCTTGGTTTTACCGTTTATAGTCTCTTCAATACTTGATAAGAC